ACATGTTTACGATTAGGTAGTAGGATTATAGGTAAATGTATGATGGGCTCGACTTCAAATGCGTTAGATAAAGGTGGAGAAAATTTTAAAAAATTATACAACTCGTCAGATGTCACTAAAAGAAATAGAAATGGTCAGACTAAGTCTGGTCTCTATTCTTTGTTTATCCCAATGGAATGGAACTACGAAGGATTTATTGATGAGTACGGAATTCCAGTATTTGATACACCTGACGTCGATGTGCTCGGCCCAGATGGCGAACTAATAGATATAGGTATAATTGAACATTGGCAGAATGAGGCTGATGGTTTAAAAGGAGATCACGACGCGTTAAATGAGTTTTATAGACAATTTCCTAAAACTACTGAGCACGCGTTTAGAGATGAGGCAAAAGGAAGTATATTTAACTTAGTGAAAATATACGAGCAGATAGATTATAACGAAGAGATGACGAGAACTCTTGGTGTTACTACAGGTAATTTTCAGTGGGTCAATGGAGTAAAAGACACACAAGTTATATTTTATCCAGATCCTAAAGGTAGATTTAATATCTCTTGGACACCGTCCCAACAATTACAAAATAGAGTGGTTCTTAAAAATGGTATAAAATATCCTGGTAATGAACACATGGGGGCGTTCGGTTGTGACTCTTATGATATATCAGGAACCGTAGATGGTCAAGGCTCCAAAGGGGCATTGCACGGATTGACTAGGTTTAGTATGGAAGATGCTCCAGCTAACAGTTTCTTTTTAGAGTACTTATCAAGACCACCTACGGCTGAAATATTCTTTGAAGACGTTTTAATGGCATTAGTATTTTACGGAATGCCAATGTTAGCAGAGAATAACAAACCTAGATTACTTTACTATCTTCGACGTAGAGGTTATAGAGGGTTTAGTATGAATAGACCGGATAAAGTGTGGAATAAGTTATCTGTCGCAGAGAAAGAAGTTGGAGGAATTCCAAACTCTAGTGAAGATATAAAACAAGCACATGCCGCGGCAATTGAGATGTATATCCAAGATCACGTTGGTGCAAAAACTGATGGGTTTGGTGATATGTATTTTAACAGAACATTAAACGATTGGACTAGATTTGATATAACAAAAAGAACAAAGTTTGATGCAACAATAAGTTCAGGTTTAGCTATCATGGCAAATAATAGACACTTGTATGCTCCAAATGCTAAAATAGAAAAACCTAAAATAAATATAAATATAGCAAAATACTCTAATAAAGGTAATATGTCTAAAATAATTAAAAACTAAAAATGGCTCATCAAAACGTAAAAAATTACTTTCCTAGCCAAACCGTTAGTGACATAGAGAAAATAAGTTACGATTATGGTTTGAAAATAGCTAAAGCGATTGAGCAGGAGTGGTTCAACGAGGATAGACACGAAAATAGATACGCAACTAATAAAAATAATTTTCATAATTTAAGATTGTATGCTAGAGGCGAACAGTCTATTCAAAAATATAAGGATGAGTTATCAATTAATGGTGATTTGTCCTATCTTAATTTAGATTGGAAACCAGTTCCAATTATCCCCAAATTTGTAGATATTGTAGTTAACGGTATAGCTGATAGAGCTTTTGACATAAAAGCGTTTTCTCAAGATTCTTTCGGTGTTAGTAAACGTACGGCGTATATGGAGTCTTTACTTAACGACATGCGTAATAAAGAGTGGAATACTTTTATAGGTCAAACATTTGGTATTGAGATGCAGCAAAACCCATCAGAGGTAATACCTAGTACGGAGGAAGAACTAGAATTACACATGCAACTTAGTTACAAACAAGAAGTTGAGATAGCGGAAGAGCAAGCAATAAATACATTGTTAGAAGGTAGTAATTATGATTTAATAAAAAAGAGATTTTATTACGATTTAACAACTATTGGTATTGGTGCTGTCAAAACAGGCTTTAATACATCTGAAGGTGTTGTAGTAGATTACGTCGATCCTGCAAATTTAGTATACTCTTACACAGATTCCCCTTATTTTGATGATATATATTACGTAGGTGAAGTTAAATCTATTCCAGTTAATGAATTAGCGAAACAATTTCCTCATTTAACTGAATCTGATTTACAAGATATAATGCATAATAAATCTCATAGAAAAAATAGTAATCAAAGTAGGTATTCTACAGAGAAAGATGATAACAACAAAGTACAAGTATTGTATTTTAACTACAAAACCTATATGAATGAGGTTTATAAAGTTAAAGAGATGGCTACTGGTTATGATAAATTAATACCTAAAGATGATTCTTTTAATCCACCAGAAGGTAAAGAGGGTAATTACACTAAACTACTTAGGTCTATAGAGTGTTTATATGAAGGTGCTTTAATACTAGGTACAGATAAGTTACTTAAGTGGGAAATGTCTAAAAACATGATGCGTCCTAAAAGTGACTTTACAAAAGTAAAAATGAATTATGCTATCGTTGCGCCCAGAATCTATAACGGTAAAATAGAATCTTTGGTTAGTAGAATAACAGGATTTGCTGATATGATTCAATTAACTCATTTAAAGTTACAACAAGTATTATCTAAAATGGTTCCTGATGGAATATATTTAGATGTAGATGGTTTAGCGGAGGTTGATCTTGGTAATGGTACTAATTATAATCCACAAGAAGCTTTAAATATGTTCTTCCAAACTGGTAGTGTTATTGGGAGATCGTTTACACAAGATGGTGATGGAAATCCAGGAAAAATACCTATACAAGAAATACAAAGTGGGGCGGGTAGTAATAAAATACAAACATTAATAGCGAACTACAATTATTACTTACAAATGATCCGAGATGTAACCGGGTTAAATGAAGCTAGAGACGCTAGTACTCCAGATGAAAAAGCTTTAGTGGGTATACAAAAAATGGCAGCTGCAAACTCTAATACAGCTACTAGACATATTTTACATTCTGGTTTGTATTTGACAGCGGAAATAGCAGAATGTTTATCACTTAGAATATCTGATATTATAGAGTACTCACCAACAAGAGACGCTTTTATTCAAGCTATAGGTGTGCATAATGTTGCTGTCTTAGAAGAAATGGGGGATTTACATTTATATGATTTTGGAATATTTATAGATCTTCAACCCGATGACGAAGAAAAAGCATTATTAGAAAATAATATACAAGGGGCATTAGCGCAACAGAGTATAGATTTAGAAGATGCAATAGACCTTAGAGAAATTAAAAATATAAAGTTAGCTAATCAATTGCTGAAAATACGTAGAAAAAAGAAAATGGAGAAAGATCAGCAAATGGCGCAAGAAAATATGCAAGCACAAGCTGAGGCAAATGCTAGACAACAGCAAGCAGCGGCGCAAATGGAGATTGAAAAAGCTAGCGCTGTTACGCAAAACACCTTGCAATTAGAGGTTGCTAAAACACAGAATGAAATGGCGCTTTTAAAATATGAATCTCAAATAAAGAAAGATTTAATGGATCATGAGTTTAGAATAAATATGTCATTAGAACAAATGAAAACTAGCGATATTGATAAAGAAAAATACAAAGAAGATCGTAAAGATCATAGAACAAAAATTCAAGCAACTCAACAAAGTGAGTTGATTGACCAAAGAAATACGGGTAAAGCGCCTAAAAACTTTGAGTCTGCGGGTAATGATATACTTAGCGGCGGATTTGATTTGGGTTCATTTGATCCTAGGTAAAATTATTAATTATTATTATATTATATTATGGAAGAAAACAAAGAAAACGTGGTTGAAGAAATCACACAGCAGGAAACCCCTGTGAAAGAAGAACCAGTATTAACTACAAAAGAAGAACCAGTAGCCGATAACACTGTTGAAAAATTGAAGGTTAAAGAAAAGCCTTCAATGAAAAAGTTTAGTAACGACCCGGATAGCGTAGTAAAAGTGGATTTAAACAATCCACCTAAAGCAGAAGTAGAAGAAACTCAAGATATTGCACCGGCTCAAGAAGACGAAAAGAAAGTTGAAACAGATGGAGTTGAGGATACGCCAGAAGAAACAACTGATCAACCCGCTTTAGAAGAGATAACAGATAAAGAAACAGAAGATAAAGTTGAAGAACTTCAAGAGCAAGTTGAAGAAGCTATAGTAGAAGCTGAAGCTACGGGCAAAGAATTACCAGAGAATATTCAAAAGTTAATAAACTTCATGGAAGAAACTGGTGGTGATTTAGAAGATTACGTTGCGTTAAAACGCGACTACGATAAATACGATGATGCTTCAGTGTTAATGGAGTATTACATGCATACAAAACCTCATTTAACTGAAGAAGAAGTGAGGTTTACATTAGAAGATCAATTTTCATGGGACGAAGATGTAGATGATGAGATAGAAGTGAAAAGAAAAAAATTAGCGTTAAAAGAGCAAGTTGCCACCGCTAGAGCCGGTTTGGACAGGCTAAAGTCCGAGTACTATGAAGAAATTAAAGCTGGAAGTAAGTTAACAGAAGAACAACAGAAAGCAGTTGATTTTTTCAATAGATACAACAAAGAGTCGAAAGAGAACAGTGAAGTAATGCAAGAGAATCAAAAAATTTTTATAGATAAAACTAATAATGTTTTCAACGACAAGTTCAAAGGTTTTGAATATAACGTCGGAGATAAAAAATTTAGATTCAACGTTAAGGATGTTGATAGTATAAAAAAGAATCAAAGTGATTTAAGTAACTTCGTTGAAAAGTTTCTTAGTAAGAAAAATCAATTAGAAGACGCGGTTGGTTATCATAAATCTTTATTTACAGCTATGAACCCTGATACTATCGCTAATCATTTTTACGAGCAAGGTAAAGCTGACGCTTTAAAAGAAAGCGTAAGTAAAGCCAAAAACGTAGATATGACTCCTAGACAATCTCACGGTGAAATTGAAGCCGGTGGGATAAAAGTTAAAGTTTTAGGCGATACCGCTGATGACTTTAAATTTAAAATTAAACGAAAATAACAATTTAAAATTACAAAATTATGGCAATTACACCAGGAGGTAGTTTGAATAGTGTTCCTTCTCCTTATCAGAACACACTATCTACAAACTACATCGATTTTAGAGCTAACGGCACAGCTGGATGGGCTCAACAATACCTGCCTGATTTGATGGAAAAAGAAGCTGAAGTTTTTGGAAACAGAACAGTTGGTGGATTTTTACAACAAGTTGGAGCAGAAGAACCAATGACCTCTGATCAGGTTGTTTGGTCTGAACAAGGTAGATTACATCTATCATATATAGCAACTATGTCTAACGTTAGTACAAAAGCTGATGGTACTGCCGGTGGTCAGATTACTATTGTATCTGATATTGATGGTAACACGTCAACAGACAATTTCTCAACAAATGACCACGGTATTAGAGTTAACGATATGCTTTTAATGGCTGACGCTAATACTACAGTACAAGGTGTTTGTACAGCGGTAAACCAAACAAGTGGTCTTATTTCAGTTGGTTTTTACGGCGCTAACACAGCAACAGCTGCTGGTATTACAGCAACTACGGGTTCTGCTCTTAGAGTATTAGTTTATGGTTCTGAATATGCAAAAGGCGTAGCGTATAACACTGCGGCTGGTACAGCATCTGATTCACACACGGCTAATGAGCCACAATTCACATCTTTTAGTAACAAACCAATTATAATGAAAGACTTTTATCATGTCTCTGGATCTGATACTGCTCAAATTGGTTGGGTTGAAGTTACTGGAGAAGATGGTGCAGGTGGTTATCTTTGGTATTTAAAAGCTGAAGGTGAAACTAGAATGAGATTTACTGATTACATGGAAATGGCGATGATTGAATCTATTTCTGGTACAGCTGGTTCTACATTACTTGATAGCGAATTATTTGGTGCGGCTGGAAATACTTTCGGTACTGAAGGTTTATTCGAAGCTATTGAAACTAGAGGTAACTCATCTTCTGGTATCACTGGTATTAGCTGCGCTACTGATTTAGCTGAGTTTGATGCTATTTTAGCTGAGTTTGATAATCAAGGTGCTATTGAAGAAAACATGATGTTTGTTAATAGAGCTACAGCTCTTGCAATTGATGACATGTTAGCTTGTATGAATTCTTATGGAGCTGGCGGTACTTCTTATGGAGTATTTAGCAACTCTGAAGATATGGCGCTTAATTTAGGTTTCTCTGGGTTTAGAAGAGGTTCTTATGACTTCTACAAAACTGATTGGAAATATCTAAATGATAAAGCTACTAGAGGTGGCATTAATGCTATGGACACAGTTAATGCTGTTCGTGGTATTATGGTTCCAGCTGGAGTTTCTTCAGTTTACGATCAATTGTTAGGAAAGAATCTTAAACGTCCTTTCTTACATGTTCGTTATAGAGCTTCTCAAACAGATGACAGATACTTCAAGACTTGGGTTACTGGATCTGTAGGTGCGGTTACATCATCTTTAGATGCGATGGAGATACATTATCTATCTGAAAGATGTTTAATCACACAAGGTGCTAACAACTTTATGATGTTAAACTAATCATTTTTAAAAGACCGGGGCTTCGGCCTCGGCCTTTTATTTTATTAATTTTATTATATATTATATTATGGCAAAGAAAACAAAAAAAGTTGAGGTGGAAGAACCTCAAGTTCAAGAAGAAGTGGTAGTTAAAACTGCCCCGGTTGTAGAACAACCAGAAATAATCGAAAGATTAAAACCAAAGAAGGAATGGGAGATAAAAGACAGAGTTTATTATTTAACAAGAAATAGAAAACCTTTATCTAAAATTATAAAAACAGCAGGTATTTATTATTTTGACGAAGAGCAAGGTTTCGAAAGAGAATTGAAATATTGCGAGAACCAAAGATCGTGTTTTGTAGATGAAATGCAGGGAGACCAAAGATTGTCTCATGTAATTTTTAGAAATGGCGCTCTTCACGTTCCAAGAGAAAAGCAAACTCTTCAAAAATTAATGTCTTTGTATCACCCACATAAAGATAAACTTTATTACGAGTGGAAACCTGAAGCTGTAGCAGAGAAAGAGATAGATGTATTAGAAATAGAAACAGACGCGTTATTAGCCGCTAGAAACATGGATATTGGAATGGCAGAGGCCATCATGCGTGTAGAGAGCGGTTCTAAGGTATCAGAGATGAGTTCTAAGGAGCTTAAGCGTGATTTGCTTATATTTGCTAAGAAAAATCCTAAACTTTTCTTAGATTTAGCAAACGATGAAAATGTTATGCTTAGAAATTTTGGGATTAAAGCAACTGAACTAGGTATATTGAATTTATCACCTGATCAAAGATATTTCTCATGGGCATCTAACAGTAGAAAGTTGATGACAATACCTTTTGATGAGCATCCATACTCGGCTTTAGCCGCTTGGTTTAAAACTGACGAAGGAATGGAGATTTACTCCAATATAGAAAAACGATTAAATTCGTAATCAATCTGTAGTAGCGATCGCCCTACGGGGCGATTGTTATACTACATAAAAAAAGTTATATGAAATCTAAAGGATTAGGCGATACAATAGAAAAAATTACAAAAGCAACTGGAATAAAGAAAGTGGTTGATACGGTTAGTAAAGCCACTGGAAAGGATTGCGGTTGTAAAAAAAGAAAGGAAAAATTAAATAAAATATTTCCTTATCATTATAAATAAAAAATATGCCAGTAAGTATAGACACAGTATATCAAAGAGTTTTAGCTTTAACGAATAAAGAGCAAAGAGGATATATTACTCCTTTAGAATTTAATCTTTTAGCTAATCAAGCTCAATCAGAAATATTTGAACAGTATTTTTATGACTTGAACCAATTTAAAAGACAACCTGGTGATAAGTCTTCATCTTCTGATATGGAAGAGTTGATAGAAAACAAGTTAACACCGTTTATCACTATATTACCTGTAACTAATGGTAATACATTTCCTTTGAATTATAGGATAGGTAAGGTTTTTTTAGATGGTGAAGTAGAAATCAGAAAAGTTAAAATCAATGAAGCTCAAAATTTATTAAGATCTAGATGGCACGCTAAGGGTTCAAGGTTTAGCCCTGTTTATAGTGATAGCGCGATTAGTGGTCAAGATATTACGGTTGTTGGTCCAACAGGTGTTACTAGTGCTGGTGTCACTTGTGAAGTTATATCTGAACCTAATAGAGTAGAATGGGCTTATAATGTTATTGGTGAAAAAGCATTATATAACGCGACAGTATCTGTTGATTTTCAATTACACGATTCAGAAGAGACTAATTTAGTATTAAAAATATTAGAACTAGCGGGTGTAATAATAAAACAACAAGATGTTGTTGGTATAGCTGGTAAAGAAGATATAGAAAAAATACAAAAGCAAAAAGCTTAAATAAAAATAAAAAAATATGGCTGGATACCTAAACACGACTCAACAAAATTACTACTCTGGTAGTTCTTATGGTGACTATCAACATTTGACCCTTGATGAAATAATTGATAATTTTTTAGCCACATACGTTGGTGAGGGTAAAATTTTACAGGGTACATTAGCTTCAGATGTAAGTTTTCATGCTCATAGAGCTTTGGCGGAACTACATTACGATACATTAAAGTCATGTAAATCTCAAGAAATAGAGGTTTGTCCGAATTTAAAAATGCCATTACCACAAGATTACGTTAACTACGTTAAATTAACTAGTGTAGATGATAACGGTATGGAGCGCACATTATATCCAAATGCTAAAACTAGTAATCCTTTTGCTATAGAACAAACAGAAGGTAACTGTGAAGATTGTGGAGACTCGTCAAGCTCGTACAATTACAAACAAACAAAATTAAAAAGACAAGAAATAGAGTGCGCCACAGCTGACGTGACATGCTCTTTTTCTACAACTGGTTTAGATGATGCCTCTCACACTGGCGCTAATCAAATATATCAACATATCCAAGCAAATCCTGGTTGGAGTGATACTAAAAAGTTTGATTATTGGGATATTTGGTTTGGTTTAGTAGATGAATACTGTAATTGTTTAGCTGATAGTGTAGCAGAAGAAAATTGTGGAGACTATGTTGGTTGGAGTAATTTTAATTTAGTAAATAGTGGTAGAACAAATCCATCTGTAGAAATGAATGGAAAAGCTGGTTGGACAGGTCTTCAAGCTCTCCAAATACACCCTAATGTTTCTAAAGCTCAAGCGGTTAATGGTACTTGGAATAGTTTTACTACAGCTGTAACATTAACAGCTGATTCATCTAACACTTGGGATAGATACAAAAACTCTGGAAATACTATTGTTGACACGGACCAAAAAGATATCATACTAGATTATCACATGGGACAAAGATACGGACTAGATCCGCAGCACACAAACTCTAATGGAACTTATTTTATAGATTGTCTTAGAGGTATGATACACTTTAGTTCTGACTTATCTGGAAAAACAATTATATTAAAATATATAAGTGACGGTTTGGGTACTGATAACGAGATGATAGTACCTAAATTAGCAGAGGAAGCTATATATAAATGGATTCTTTACGGTTGCTTGTCAGCTAAAATGGGCGTGCCAGCGGGTTTGTTACAATTAGCTAAAAGAGAGAAGTTTGCTGAAACTAGAAAAGCCAAAATAAGATTATCTAATATTAAGATAGAAGAGATAACGCAAGTATTAAGAGGTAAATCTAAACATATAAAACATTAATTAAATGCCAGAACTTAAACGTAGCTTTCAGTCTGGGAAAATGAATAAAGACCTAGACGAAAGATTAGTCCCGAACGGTGAGTATAGGGACGCGCTAAATATAGAGATATCTACATCTGAAGAAGATGACATGGGTTCTGCTCAAACTGTTAAGGGTAATATACAATTACACAATAAAGCAAATCCAGTTCCAATGCCTGATCGTACTAAGGCGCCTACAAATAATAATTGGTCTAATACTTATAGAAATAAAACCGTAGGTAGTGTTGTTGATGATAAAACTAATTGGGGATATCGCTTGGTATCAGGTCCGTCCCCAGAAGAACACGCGGATGACAAAGAAACGACGTATATTTGGAGACCATATAATGATCAAGTAAATTATATATCAGCAGATTATATAGTTAGAAACAATGATCAAGAAGAAGAACCGGTATTAATAGATATATATTCTGTTGGTGTCGGTACATTGCAAGGTTGGACTATACCAACTACCGGAACAAGCACTATAACAGTGCCAGATGCTAGTGGGTTAAGGTTGGGTATGGAATTAGAGGTATTTGTTAACACTCCAACAGGTGTATCTAATGCTTGGATACCAGGTATATATTTACACCAAGATAAACTACCTAAGATAACTGAAATAATAGATCTAGGTGGAAGTTGGGAGATAAATTTAAATGGTGAGGTTGCACTACACAACATTTTTGTTAACCACTTAGTGTTCACCGCACCAAGAGTACTTAATTTTGAACATGATAATTTAATAACTGGTTTAAATATTATAGATGATTTTCTTTTATGGACAGATAATCATAGTGAACCTAAAAAAATACATATAGAAAAATCCGTATTAGGTTCTAGACACCCATTTACACACGATGGTGTTAATCCATTAGATTGGAATAAACATACTAATTTCGTTACAATGCGACCGGTAGATAGGACTCCGGCTAACACTGCTCCTAAATTTTGGCTAGGAGAAGAAGATGAGAATTTAACAATTCCGCCAGCGACTCAATCTACTGGTGGTAGGCCTATAAAAGAAAAACATATAACCGTTATAAAAGAAGCGCCTCTATTAACTCCGGTATTAGAAATGATTAAAGCTGAAGGTGATGTGAATACCGACGGTAGACTACTTAATAACGATGATAACGGTACACCATTTAATCCATTCATGGATAGTATTACTCAAACTAGTATAAACGATGAGATTTGGATTGGTTATGGTGGACCTTCATCAGCGGGTTATTTTAACGCAAATGGTACCTTTATAGCTGGTGGGTTACCATGTGTTGGTTGTGCTACTTGTCCACCTCCTTGGACATCATCGTGTACTATAAACTTTAGTATCGTTCCTTTTTATGAAGCTGGTGATATTGTTATATTCACAGTACCAGGTTCTTCCCCATTAAAACAAATTAGAGCTGAGGTTTTGCTAGGTCCAGATTGGAATTATGGATCTTACAAAATAAAAATATTGTCTAAATCGGGTGATATAGATAACACTGATATTAATTGGGTAAGTGAAATAGAGTTAATTGATGGCAACATGTTTGAATTTAAATTTCCTAGGTTTGCCACGAGATATAAATACGAGGATGGTGAATATTCAACTTACTCTCCCTGGACGCAAGTAGCTTTTTTACCTGAGAGAGTGCCAATGGATTATTTAACCAAGAAAGGTTATAATCTTAATATGACTAATAATTTAAAAAAGTTAGCTATAAAAGACTTTGTCCCTCATAAAGAATTATTACCTGATGATGTAGAAGAAATAGAAATTGTTTATAAAGAATCAGATAGTTCCAACGTATATTCTGTTGTTAGAGTACCAAGAAATAGCAAGCAATGGGAGAGTTTGGATAGTAGTGGTAACACATTATCATCACAAGCGTGGCATGAAACTAGAGGATACGTAAGAATATCGTCAGAAATGATTCAAGGCACTATAGCGCCTAATCAGTTATTAAGACATTATGACGCTGTGCCTAGAAAAGCAAAAGCCCAAGAAATAACAGGTAATAGATTGTTATATGGTAATTATTTACAAAACTATGACTTATCTAATTTAAATAAAGTTAATTGCGGAAAAGGTAGTAATGTACCGTGCGAAGGAACGTCAAATGTAAAAACAGATATATTCTTTAGTATAACTAGTAAGTTTGTTGGAGGGTTACAACCTGAGCAAGAGAAAGTTGAAAACGCTGGTTCTTATGGTCCTGCTAAATCTATAAAATCATTAAGAACATATCAGCTTGGAGTTGTTTACCGAGATGAATATGGTAGAGAAACACCAGTTTTTTCTAATATAAAAATGTCTAAATATTTAGAAAAGAATGCCGCAGACAACGCTAATCATCTAGCCGCGGCTGTAAAAAATATTTTACCTGATTTCGTAGATTCGTTTAGATTTTTTGTAAAAGAAACTTCAAATGAATACTATAACTTACCAATGGATAGATGGTATGATGCTGAAGATGGTAATGTTTGGTTATCCTTTCCTTCTTCTGAAAGATCTAAAATATCCATAAATACCGATGAAGAGAGATTTGAAGACACTTTCATAATATTAAAGAAAGAACATGATAGTAATAATCATGTTAGTAATCGTGATGCTAGATATAAGGTTTTAGCTATAGAGAATGATGCTCCAAATTTCATTAAAACTACTAAAGATTCTTTAGGTATATTAGAAGACCAGGGAGCTGGTATATTTGAATCATCGAACAATGGTGTCGCTATTGATGGTTTTCCTACAGTAGGTAATAATTTTGTTAGAATAAAACAAGCTGATTTCGAAACCATGGGTTGGCAAAATACCTTGGTACAAACCGTTGGTCAAGGTGATATGAAATTAAGAATAGGTACTGATGTTATAAAAAGTAGTTGGTACAAAATTATTTCAGCAAATTTTATAACCGGTTCAAACCCGTCTCAATACGAAATAAGAGTTGCAGATGACTTTGGTTCAGACATGATGTTCTCAGCAAGTACTAATTTACAAGTTGATATTGTAGAAGAAAAAATAAAATATTTACCAGAGTTTGATGGTAGATTTTTTGTTAAAATATATAGAGACCCAACATTAGAAGATATACTATTAACAACTGGCGTTCCTTCAGTAACACAATATCAAGTAACTACTGCGATGTTATGTCAAGTAATAGATCCAAATTCTGCTTGGTCTACTTATGATGGTGGTGCTTACACACCAGATGGGTGGTTTGGTTGGGGTACGGATAATATAACCTCTGTAAGTAGCACTTGGGCACCAACAATGAATTATCAAGACGCAAATAGAACTGCGTTTACCGCTCCTCAGCCCGGTCCATACGATTGGACTATTTTGCAGGGAGGATTTACTCCCACCCCAATAATTGGACCAGATTGGGCTATATCTAATAATCAAGGTGGACAAGGAGAACAATTTTGGCAAGGTTTTGAGGGTCAAGATGCTACTTTTGGTAATCCTGGTGCGTTAGCATCAAGATGGTTTATAGATGCTAGATCAGGTCAACATCAAATGTTCCAGCCCGCTGGAGGTGGAACGGTAACTAATATGACAGGGTTCGGAGATTGGGCACCTGTAGCTGGATGGGAAATAGATAATAATGGAGATATTATAGGTACACCTATTAGTCAATCTGTAGCAAAACAAAGAGATTTTAACGCAGCGGTACCAAGCATGCCAAATAATCCAATTGTGTCTCAAGGGAATAGGACGGATATGATATCCACAACAATATTCAACATGCCATGGGTTTTTCCTTTTTCCCCTACAGAACCTGGAGAAGTTTTTAATCCAGATGCTCGTTTTAAATCGCCAAGCCAAGGTATATACACTGATCCTGTTACAAACGATCGTACTATAATAGATATATCATGTATGGGTTTTGGTGGTCCTGAAGCAAATAGTTTGTCCTTTAGCACACAGTGGAATCAAGGAACGTGGTTACCATACGACAATGTTAACGCACCATTTGCGTCTGCTGCGGGTTTATGGAATGTTAATGTAAATTCACCTTGGCTTGTGGATAACGCTATTCTTTACGGTAATGATATTGCTTTTATATCAAGACTAACAACTCCCGGAACGCTGTGGAGATGGGGAGAAGATCCAGATGGTATTATATACGAAACACAAAATTCAAACACTCAAATTTCAGATTGGATTAATTCAGGCGGTACATTAGGAGGTTGGAAAAGAGTTGGGGAAAGTAGCGTACATTTTAACACACAAACTATAGCATTATCTAATTATTCTTTTTCCGCAAACAACACGGCACAAACTGCTCTTAACACCAATAATACTTACGCGTGGACTCTTACTAGTGGAACGATAGTGCAAGTTCCAAATGATCAAAATGGAACTGGAATTTTTGATGTTCATAGTGAGTCCGCGTCAAATACAGCAAATTGGAATAGAAGTCAAAGATGGACTATTGAAGCGAGAACACAGTCAGGTGATGAATTAGGTTCTGGTCCAGTTGGATATTTACCAACTAATGATCCTAGGTGGAGCACGTCTAATCAAAATTTTTCAAATCCAAATCAATTTGCGCCAGGTGTAAGACATGACGGAATGGGTTGGGGACAACAAGCCGCTAACGCTCAACAAACATCGACTAATGCGACTGGTGTTGTAAATTCACCAGCAGATTATAATGCGAGTACTGGAGTGACAAGTGGATCGTTCACATGGCAAATACTTACACCGGTAAACAATGCAAGCGCTTTTAATAGCACTGGTTCTTTCAGTAGTGGAAACCCCGCTATATGGGAAACAGAACCTAGAAATAATATTGATTTAGATATTTATTACGAAATAGGACAATCTTACGCATCAATGCTAAACGATAGAACAAATAGGTTACATATACCTGTCGGTTCTGAGGTTAGAATATATAGACCGCCAGACTCTACCTATGTATTAAGCAATCCAGGTACACCAACAGGTTGGATAGACTGGCCTAATAATAACACAGCCTTTGTAGAAAGCTGGAACGCCTTTATACCAGGGGTAGATCCAATAGATCCAACATTTCCTAATGAAATTAGAATAACTGATAAAAATGGTAACGTTATGGGTGGAGTGACGCCATTTGAATCTCCATTTCCTGGTGATATATTAGTATTTTATAGAGCTGATGGTAGCACAACAGAAGCGATGGTATACGAGCATGTTATACCGGATCAATCTCCACAATTTATTACAAATAAGTTAAGTGGATTTTTCAAGTTAGATGAATCAATAGCTAATAGATATATAAGATTGCCTTGGTTTAACTGTTATTCTTTTGGTAATGGTGTAGAATCTAATCGTATAAGAGACGACTTCAATGAAGTTATTATAGACAAAGGTCCTAAAGCGTCTACAACAATATCAAAAACATATAAAGAAGAACGAAAATCTAATAGTTTAATATTTTCTGGTATATACAACTCAAAAACAGGTATAAATAATTTAAATCAATTTATAGAATCTGAGGGTATAACTAAAGATTTAAATCCTACTTATGGTAGTATTCAAAAGTTATATTCAAGAGATACTGATATTATAGCGTTATGTGAAGAGAAATGCTTAAGAATACTAGCTAATAAAGATGCTTTGTTTAATGCTGATGGTAACATTAATATGATAGCTACTCCTAATGTGTTAGGACAAGCGGTGGCTTACGCTGGTGATTACGGGATATCTAAAAATCCAGAATCATTTGCAGCGGCATCATTCAGAATGTATTTTACAGATAAAAGTAAAGGTACTGTATTAAGATTATCACAAGATGGCTTAACCCCGATATCTAATGTTGGTATGAGCGACTGGTTTACTGATAATTTAAAAAACGCCTATGAAATAATAGGTAGTTTCGACGAAAGAAAAGGTAATTACAATTTAACAGTATATGATCATAATTTAGATACCACTGCTAATGGAACTATACTTAAACTAGGTTCAAATACGGTAAGTTACAACGAGAGAGTTAAGGGTTGGAGCAGTTTTAAATCCTTTGCGCAAGAACAAGGTTACAGTCTAAACAACGATTATTTTACAGCAAAACATGGTAATATTTGGAAACATCATGAAGACAGTGTATTTAGGAATAATTTTTACACTGAACAATTTGATTCATCTATAACATTGTTATTTAATGAATCACCAGGTTCTGTTAAAAGTTTTAACACTTTAAATTACGAGGGTAGTCAAGCAAGAATAACAAGAGATATAACTAGTAATCCTGATTCTATATATGTACCTGATTATTACGATAATTTTGCGTATGACGGTTGGTATGTTAGCGAAATAACAACTAATCTACAAGAAACTGATTATTTAGAGTTTAAATCTAAAGAAGATAAATGGTTTAGTCAAATCAAAGGTGTAAGTACAGATATAAGTAATATAGATCCTAGAGAGTTTTCTTATCAAGGTATAGATGAGGCTATGGTAGATCCTTCTATACAACCTTGTATATGGGGTTGTACTGATCCTTTAGCTGTTATCAATTATAATCCAAGCGCTACTTGTGATGATGGAAGCTGTATCTATTGTGTATACGGTTGCACTGATTCTGACGCTTGTAACTATGATCCAAATGCTACATGTGATGATGGTAGTTGTTTACTTAATTTTGGTTGTACTGATCCAATGGCATCTAATTATGATCCAAATGCTAATTGTGATGATGGTAGTTGTATATATCCTACTCCGTGCACGGCTCCAGTGCCAGGATTTATATCGGGTAGTGGCAAAGTGGAAATGAGTTGTGGTAAGTTTATGCAAGCAGGGTTAATGTTTCATGTTGATACTTTTGCACTAGCTCCATCAACAACAAATCCAAATTACAACTACAAAATTACAGATAGCTTTGGCAACGTTATAAGTACTGGTTCCAATATGACATCTGGGAATACTATTGTGGTACAACCCATAGTGCCTATACCTGCTAATCTACCTAATTCAACTGATTATTATATAGAAGTTACAGATGATAATGGTTGCACATCTACAAACTTATTAACTGCTCTATCAAGTCAATTACAAGTTTACGGCTGTACAGATTCTATAGCGATAAATTATAACGCTAATGCTACGTGTGATGATGGTTCGTGTATAGTTCCAGGGAACCCTGAAATTCCTGGTTGTATGGATTCAACTGCTATTAATTATGATTGTGCAACTTCAATAAACCCCAATTCTACAACATCATGTAATGATGGTGTAACTCTTGACGACGGGACTTGTGTATATAAACAGGCACCAAAAAGTTATGGCTGTCTGGATGCTGGTGCAGCCAACTACAACGCTCAGGCAACAGCCCCTTGTGACGCTAATAATATAGGTTGTGATAACGGTGGTAATGGCACGTGTACTGGTCCAGGTATATCGGGTACGAGCGGTCAATGCTGCGCATATCCAGGTTGCACAGACCCCGTAGCAGGAAACTATGATTCAAATGCCAATGTTAATGATGGGAGTTGTATATATCCTGGTTGTACTTATGGTGGCACGTCTCTACCAACATGGACTAATATTATTGGAGATGGAGGATCTAACTCAGCTTCTACTTGGGCAAGTTTATATGGGTCAACAGATCCAGGCGCTGCTGCCTCTAACTATGATGCGTCAGCAACTGTTGACGACGGTTCTTGCGTTTGGACAACTGCTACTACTGGGTGTATGGATAATGGTAATAAATCCCAAACCTGGTTCAATAATAATCAGTATACCGGAAATTCAGGAGGCACTTATCCAAATCCTTGGGTAAGTGGACCCCATCCAGCAAATCCAACTATAAAAGGTCCTTTGTATCCAGGTGACTACGGACATGGACAAGCAACTAACTACGATCCAAATGCTACTACAATGACAGCAGGTAGCTGTACATATAATTGTATGTGGCATATATATGAACACTGTGAAACTGGAAAAGAAATTGTTTTCAACACCTTTACTGGTGGGGGCTCAAATATTAACAAAGGGTTTAGTTGTAGTAATAATCAAAGCACCCAGAATTGGATGAATAAATCAAATGCAAATATTAGCGCAGGTATTTATCCAAATATGATCACCCCAGGAAAAGTAATTACACTAAAATTAAATAGTAATTGTGTTGACAACTCAGCACTCACATGGGCTTCTAATGCTTCAAATCCATGTTTCAAATATGTGGGACTTCGATCTAACAAACAAGGTACTGAGGTTATACACATTAAAGGTCATCCTTGGGTGCCCTCAACAAATAGTTGTGCAGATGGAGGAGGACATTTCTCTATAGCGGCAGGATCAAGCGCTGGATGTAGCGGATGTACTTGTGCTAACACTAACGGTCCTTGTACTTAATAATAAATAACGAACTATGATAGAACAATTTTACCCTTGGTATTGGAAACGTTATGATATGGCCACTGATGATAGTGATGCCGGTGATTATACTGAAGATCAATACAATGAAGCAGCTGATGCAGGTTTTAGTAGTGTAGAAGAATATATTGCGTATTTAGCAGATCTTGATACGCTTACAGAAGGCCAAGTAGATTCTACACCACCTCCACCACCTCCACCTCCCCCACCTCCACCTCCACCAGTTGTTGATGAATTGTCCGCAGATGAACCTGGTATTATACTGGATAAATTCGCAACAAAAGATATTAGTATTAGAGTTATAAGAAGTTTAGAAATATCGAATTCAAAACCCATTAACGCTGAGGGTGGTACTCGTACTATAACTATAAAAGGAGATCATAACGCGAATTTTAGTTTAACTATATTAGATAGTTCTGGGAGAAATATATTAGATACTTATTTAACTAGTATAATTATACCTAAATCTGGAACGTATGTTTTAAAGCATAATTTTCCTAAATATGAATCTAATGATTTTACAAGAGTAGATAATACCGAAACTTACGAGATAAAAATTACACCAAGATCTTTTACTAGGTTTGATAAAGATTTAGTATCTTCTATTGAGATAAACCAATATCCAAATCCAACGGTTAATATAACAGCAACATCATCACACACTATAAGTGGTAGCGATGGTAGTTTATTAGGTAAAGCAATGAGGATAGCGAATACAATACCAAAAAGTTTTTCAACAACATCATCATCTACTAATATCAAAAAGTTTGGAGAAATAACACTTCAAAAAACAATTGCACCAAGTTCTGGTGTATTATACATATCTAGAAGACCTATATTTTCAGACATAATTAAAAGTACTGATATAAAAAGAAGAGTGTTAGTTAAAAAACGCGCTAGTGAAAAAGAGTTAAAGCTATCCATGCCTTCTAGTGATGTGGCATCTCAATTTTCAAAAGTTGTCAAAAAGGGTATGTCATTTAAAGGTTCGTATTCAGTTACTAAAATGTTTAAACGAAATATAATTGAAAAGGATGGTTGGAGTAATAAAATAAGGATAGATGATATATTAGAATTACTACCAGGTATGATTATAACAGGAGATAATATAAAAGGTCATGTGAGTATTAGATCTATTGACAACGATACTGATATAACTATATCATCAAATCAAAAAATAACTAAGTTTGATTCATTAGTTTTTACACAAAATATAACTAATGTTGTAGATACTGTTATTAATGACAACACAATAACAGTAGACTATATAAATGCCATACCTCGAAACATGGAATTAACATTCTCAAATGACTCTACTTCTGTTCGGGGTGTAACAACTATGAAAGGTAGCGGTAGTAGTTTGTTAACTTTAGATTATACTTATAATGTTATAAACTTTGGAAGACAAGATGTTACTTTTACAATGGAAACAGATAATTTTGTAACCACTACACCTAACGCATACGCACAAGATGTTGTAACTACTAAAAATACAGCTGTTACAATAGATACTGGGGTGCATGATAAAGATGTTAACGCTGACACTAAAACGTTAACTATAGTTTCTGGGCCATATCATGGTAAACTAACAGCTGTTGGTGGAGCGGCACAATCAAAAATATATACACCAAACACGGGTTTTACAGGTGAAGATAAATTTACTTTCAAAATGAATGATGGTACTACAGATAGCGAGATAAAAACAATTACAATAAAGACAACATAATATGCCGGCAATAACAATATCATTTTCTAATCAGCTAAATACATCGGTACAAGTGGGTGACGATGCTTATTATGCTAACACTAACGCTGTTGGTGTTCATCAGCAACAAGATTTATCTAATGTTATTTATTTAGGACCGATAACAAGTATAATACAAGGAAACCCACCAGCTACACCAGCACAGATAACTTGTAATATGCCCATCGGTACAGTTCCACCTATTGCGGGTTCTTTTATTATGTTCAGCAAGGATAACAAAGCTAATATGAGTAGTATACTAGGTTATTATGCAGAAGTTACATTTAGAAATAATTCTAAAACAGAGGCTGAATTATTTAGTGTAGGGACTGAGGTTTTTGAAAGTAGTAAATAATTAACAAATAATGTAATTATAGAATATACAATATATTAAAAATAGAAATTATGCCAATAGGATTAAAAAAAGCAACACCATTAAGATCAGGGACAAAGAGTTCTCCAATGAAGTGGGGTAGACAAAAAAAGGCTAGAGAAAATGTAGAAGATATGAGAGGGGATTTGCAACGCTCTATCAGTGACTTTAGAAACATGTCATTAGAAAATCCCTATGCAGACACACAAAATGCTTTCGCAGGATTTGGCGCTGGTAATAGAATTCTTGGTATTCAGAATCCATTTGAAGGCATGGCAACACCTCAATTCCAAACTGAATTCGAAAACAAAATGGAGGATATAGGTGTTAATACCAAAGCAGCTGAATTAGCACAAAAACAATTTCAACAAAATCAAGCGGCACAATTAGACGCCATGAAGCAAATGGGGATGTCTGGCGCTAGTGTTCAACAAATGGCTAACGCCTCGCTTCAACAGGCCGCCACAACAAGAGCTGATATAGGTGGTCAAGAAAGAGAAGGTAAAATGATGGCCGCTAAAGGTGCTAGTGAAGTACAAAGAATGGAAGCGCAAGCAAAGAAAGATCAAGCAATGGCAGCTTTTGAAACTGAAAGATTTGTAACTTCTAGAGTAGAAAAGGCTCTTGATAATTAT